CCCAAGCTGGACGGGGGAGCAGAGGAACGCTGTGCGGTATTCAACTACGAGGCCTCCCCAGTAGGCACCCTCAAAGGCATCCTCGGCAAGCTGTCCAATAGGCGGTTCCACATCCCGGACCCGGACCAGGTACTCTGGACCCAGGAAGACCTGACCAAGGCGATGGCCTACAGGCGTGACCGCTGCGCGAAGCTCTTCATAAATGACCACTATGGGGCTGTGGACTGGGCTGCCGTGAAGGAGCGCACCCGCTACCTGCGGCACTCCGAGAATGTCCGCTTCGTATTCGTGGACCCTCTGGCTGCACTCGTGGCTCAGGAAGAGGACGATCGCAAGGCGCTCGATAAGCTGTTCGCTGAGGCTAAGTCCTTGGGCGAGGAGCTTGGCGTAAACTTCATCTTCAACAGTCACCTTACCCGGCCCAGTCAGGGACCCTCTCATGAGGAGGGCGGTAGGGTGGAGCTGAAGCACTTCCGAGGATCAAACGCCATCGGCATGTGGGCCTCCTTCGTGCTGGGTATGGAACGCAACCAGCAGGCGGACGAAGAAGAGGAGCGGAGCTGGGCTACTATCCGGGTCCTGAAGGACCGCTTCACAGGTAACTCTACAGGTAAGACACAGCGTCTCGTCTACAACCTCCTGACAGGCCGGTACGAACTGCCGGTCCTCAGGCTGGAGGAGATAGAGGCCGCAGCACAGGAGCCTCCTCCACTGTGACCACCCTAGCCGTCTACGATATAGAGTCCAATGGGCTGCTCAAGGCGAAGCGCGAGAAGGACGGCTCCGTTCATCCTCCGATGGACAAGGTGCATTGTATTGCCGCCATCCTCCTTGACCAGGAGACAGGGCAGGAGGAGAGGTGGTCTGCTGCTGACCAGCCAGGGTATCTCCTCGGGAACTCAGGGCGAGGCTGGAAGAGGTGCTCTATCGTGGAGCTTCTCCGCAAGATAGCCGAGGCGGACATACGTGTAGCGCACAACGGGCAGGACTTCGATGAGCGGGCTATCCAGCTCGTCTACCCGTGGTGGAAATGCAAGGAAGGGTCCAAGCTCCTGGACACCCTCCTCCTTAGCCGCCTCATCTACCCGGACATCGCCAAGTCAGGCCCGAACACGCACAAGCTGTACGGCTTCGAGAAGTCCCTCCACGGTCTCAAATATTGGGGCAAGCGCCTGGGCGAATATAAGGGCGACTACAACGGGGGCTGGCTCTACTGGTCCGAAGAGATGCAGGCCTACATGGAGCAGGACGTGGTGGTCCTCCTGAAGCTGTTCCGCTGGTTGATGTCCCAGAAGCCCGCCTCCGTAGCGGTAGCCCTAGAGCATGACTTCGCCGCGATCATTCGGAGGTTAGAAAGTCGAGGCTGGGCGTTCTCCCACGCAAAGGCGCTTACACTCCTTACGAGCCTCCAGGCGCGAGAGCAGGCGCTCGAAACGCAGCTCATAGAAGACTTCGGCTGCTGGTGGGACTATGGCAAGAAGGTAGACTCCAAGGCGACCGAGCACGGGAAGAACTCCTACGCGGACGACGCGGAGGATGAAGACGAGGAGGACGAAGAGGAGCAGGCTCGAAGAGCGGCCCTGTGGCAGTCCAACCAGGAATACGCGGAGGTAGTGGTCCCTACCAAGACCCGCAACGTGAAGATGGTAGGGTTCCCGGACGTGCTACACAAGAGGGTCTCCAAGGTGACCGGCAAGGAGCTGGCTCCTAAGTGGGGACCCCCTCTCTGCACCTACACCCAGGGCCACCCCTACACGCCCGTCAAGCTGGTAGAGTTTAATCCCTCCTCCCGCACCCACATTTACAAGCGCCTCATCGCCAAGCACGGGTGGAAGCCTGCGAAGTTCACCCCTGCCTCGAAGGCGCACCCGTATGGGCAGCCCAAGGTAGACGAGGACGTTCTCAAGAGCCTGCCCTATCCTGAGGCCCAGAAGCTGGCCGAGTACATGCTCATCCTTAAGAGGCTGGGACAGTTGGCTGTGGGCAAGAAGGCCTGGCTGAAGGTGGCCGAGGAAACGGAGCTGCCCTCAGGGGAGAAGCTCTACAGGATACACGGCAGGATCAATACGAACGGGGCTGTCACAGGACGATGCACCCACTCGGACCCTAACCTAGCCCAGGTCCCGAAGAACTCAGCAGGCGTGAAGGCCTACCCGGATGCTCCCGAGCTGTGGGGCAAGGCATGTAGAGACCTCTTCGAGGCAGGCCCAGGCTATCAGCTTGTAGGCTTTGATGGAGCTGCGCTGGAGCTGCGGATGCTCGCCCACTTCATATCTCCGTGGGACAAGGGGGAATATGCCCTCATCGTGGATACGGGGAACAAGGAGCTGGGGACGGACCCCCACTCGTGGCTCCGGGACTTGATCGGGACAGACATCATCGGCAAGGGGGAACCCGGTAGAGACAATGCCAAGACGGCCATGTACGCAGAGCTGTATGGGGCGGGCAATCTCAAGATGGGGTCTATCGTGGTCCCTACCGGCACAGACCGGGAGAAGATGGAGATAGGCCGAGAGATCAAGGCCAAGATGGCTGAGAGGTTCGTGGCGAAGGCCAAGCTCCAGGAGGCTATTGAACAGGCGGTGGAGGCGAACGGGTTCCTCAAGGGCCTCGATGGTCGCACCCTCCGAATAAGAAAAGCACACGCAGCCTTAAATACCCTCTTGCAATCCGCAGGAGCCTTGGTTATGAAGAGGTCTCTGGTGATCCTGGATAGGGACCTCCAGACAGACGGAATGAAACCGGGTATCGACTACGAGTTCGTAGGCAACATCCACGACGAAGCACAGGCAGAGGTTCTCTTTGAGCGCGTTGAACGCTACAAGGAGTTCGCTGAAGCCTGCCTCCCCAAAGCCGGATTATCCTTCCGACTAAAGTGTCCCTTGAAAGCAGAAGCCTCGGACGGCACAAGCTGGGCGCACACTCACTAACACCCCTTACCATATCGCTACAGATGCTGACAGTCCCCTCTTATTCCTAGAAGGAGGCTCGCCATCCCATGCGAGTAGAAGACAACCGGCCCGCTATCGAGAGTGAGCGGATTGCAGGTCTCGTCCATGTTCTGCAAAGACTGTGGACGTACTCTCTGACCACGAAGTCTGATGAGGTCCGCCTCTACGCAGACGAAATAGCCGAGGCGTCCAGCCGAGGCTTCATTACAACCTCAGTAATTCCGAAAGGAGATGTCTACGGGCGGCTGTGGAAGCTGACCCCCGAGGGACTCACGTTCCTGTATGACCACGCCCAGGTGCTCTCTAGCGAGGAGGAAGAGTATGTCCGAACTTACCAGACGCGCTGAGGATTGTGAGGCGCTGGCCTTTGCCATCCGTAGGGCTACAGACCCGACCCTTGGCAAGACCTCCCGAGAGGGTTGGCTAAGGGTAGTCTGCAAGCTGGAGAAGAGGCTCGGCCTCAAGGAGGTATCCTGCAATGGCAAGTAAGAAACGGATGGCCCTCATCGACGCGGACAGCATCCTCTACCAGGCAGCCCTGATGGGCGAGACCGAGTGCGATGGTGAGAAGCTCCAACTCCTGGACATCTCCTACGTCATCGCCAATTGTGACGAACGCCTGGAAGAGATCGTAGAGGCTGCCGGTGCAGAACGCGCCTATGTGTGTCTCTCTGATCGGACCAACTTCCGGCATCGTATCCTGCCCTCCTACAAGGGGAACAGGAAGCCCTCCGCAAGGCCTCTTCTCCTAGACCAGCTTCGTGCCCACTACGCGGAGAACGAAGGGGTACACCCCGCGATGCTCATCAAGGACCTCGAAGCGGATGACGTTTGCGGTATCCTTGCGGGCACCTTCCAGGCCCAGGGCTATGAGACCGTCATCGTGTCTGGAGACAAGGACCTCCTTCAGATACCTGGCCTCGTGCTCTCTCGTAAGGACGGTCGCTGGGTCTGGACGGAGGTAACCGAAGAGAGCGGCACTCGCTGGCACTATTATCAGATGCTGGCAGGGGACCCTGTGGACGGCTATACAGGCCTGCCTGACTGGGGTCCTCGCAAGGCTAACCGCCTGCTGGACTACTATGAGGAACCCTACGTGGGGGATGCAGACGTAGACCGCTGGAAGGCGATTGTTGAGGCCTATGAAAGTAGGGGCTTGACAGAGGCCGACGCTCTGGTACAAGCGCGGGTATCACGCATGACACGGCTGACTGACTGGGACATCTCCAGGAAGGAAGTCATCCTCTGGAACCCGCCTGTATGACCCCTCAGCCCAAGCTCATAAGCCTCTACGCTCCGGTCATGCAGTCCGGGAAGACTGAGGTTGCTAAGGTGCTCTGCGAGCAGTGCGGCTTCAAGTTGGTGAAGTTCGCTGACCCTGTAAAGGCCATGATAAGGGAGTTCCTTAGATTGGCTGGAGATACCGAGGCCCTCATTGAGCGTATGCTCGAAGGGGACCTGAAGGAACAGGCCATCCCCGGCTTGGGCAGATCGACCCGGCACCTCCTCCAGACTCTGGGAACAGACTGGGGGAGGAACCAGGTTAGCCAGAACGTCTGGGCAGCCCTCACGACAAAGCGCATCCAGGACTATCTCGCTGTAGGCCAGTCCGTGGTGGTAGATGACATGAGGTTCCCTAACGAACTGGAGGCTATCTTGGGCCTAGGAGGAGTCCCTGTGCGGGTCTACCGTCCAGGGGCACCTGCCTATAAAGAGCACCCTAGCGAAGGACTACTTGACAATTACCCCATGCCTACGCTACTCAACGACAGAACCCTGGAGGAACTCCGTTTCAAGGCGCAGCTTCTTCCTCAGCTCCTGATAAATGAAGGCTGATATGGACGCCAACACCCCCATCCTGACAGACCCCCATCTAGTGCCCGCAGAAGGTATCGAGGCCCTCCCTCCTGTCCCCCGGTTCCTTATCGAGCATCTTCAGAAGAAGTTCTCGGTGGAGCTGCCTACGGAAGTAGACTCTATTCAGGTCTATGGCCAAGTGCGCAAGATGCAGGGCCAGCAGGAGGTCATCCAGTATCTGCAATTCCTTTCACAGGAGAACAAGAGATGAGCCTTTCCAAGCCCAAGGTCCAGGCCCCCACTCCCGCCCCCGCCCCTGCAATGACAGGCGCTGAGGAACTCAAACTAGGCGGAGTAGACCCTGCACGGGGCGCTGCCGGTGCCGTAGGGCGCTTGAAGCTACGCACTCCTCCCAAGGCCTAACCCAAAGCACGAGACCCGAGCACATGGACAACACTTCAGACGCAGAGATGGCAATCCTCACAGGCGCGGCGCATAACGCCTACGCGAGGATGAAGCCGGAGCGGGAACACTACCTCATACGTGCTCGGGACGCCTCGGAGCTGACCATACCCACACTCTTCCGTGCGGAGGACTCCAAGGGGTCAGATGCGGTCATCGTGCCGTGGAACTCTATTGGAGCCTATCTTGTCAACAACCTCGCTTCCAAGATCATCTTTGCACTATTCCCTGCGGGCCGTCCTAACTTCAAGGCGGAGCAGGACAAGCGCACCCAGCAGGACCTCCTCTCCCTGGACCCTAATGAGCAGGCCCGTATCAAGCAGGTTATCGACCTTGGTCTCTCCAAGCTGGAGACGGAAGTGGCTTCGGCTATTGAGGAGGACGGGGACAGAGCGCGCATGTTCGTAGCCGCGCTCCGCATGATTATAGGAGGGAACCACGCCCTCCAGTTCTACCCAGACGGTACCATCCGAGGCATCCCCCTAGAACGGTACACTGTACGAAGAGACCCTCAAGGGAACCTCGTGGAGTGGTGCATCTGCGATGGCATGGACTGGGACCTCCTTGACGAGGACCTTCAGCAAGCCATCCGCGAATATAACCCCGGAGCTATTTCTCAGTACACGGGCAACATGCCCAAGCCTGTAGAGGTCTACACCTACGGCAAGCGGAAGGGGGGACTCTGGAAGGTTCACCAGGAAGTGTGCGCCGTGATCGTCCCGGACTCCGAGAGGGAGTATCAGCTGGACTACCTCCCCTACCTCTTCCTCCCTTGGCTCCTCCTGGACGGGGAACACTATGGGCGCTCCTACTGCGAGTTCTATATGGGGGACCTTCAGAGTGCAGAGGGCTTCACCAAGACGATTGGCGAGGGGGCTGCTGCCTTAGCGAGGTTCCTCATCCTGGTGAACCCTGTAGGGATGACCAATAAGAAGCAGCTTGCAGAGGCCGAGAATGGCGAGGTCATTACAGGCCGTGAAGTAGATGTCCACGTAGTCACCTCCCAGAAGAGTGCCGACTTCTCGATTGCCCAGAGCACCCTCAACGATGCCCTCAACCGCCTGGGCCGCGCCTTCCTCCTCAACTCCTCCGCACAGAGGCAAGGGGAACGGGTGACCGCAGAGGAAATCCGCGCCATGATCCAGGAGCTAGAGGATGCCCTGGGGGGCGTTTACTCTCAGCAGCAGATTACGTGGCAGGGTCCCTATGTGAAGCAGAAGCTCCAGGCGCTCCAGAAGTCCAAGCGCGTGACGCCTCTGCCAAAGAACACTGTGAAGATTACAGTCACCGCAGGCCTCGCCGCTCTAGGCCGCAACGCTGAGCTGGCCTCCCTGCGCTCCCTCGTGTCCATTATCGTGGAGACCTTCGGCGCTGAGAAAGCCCTGGAGCTTATCAAGGGAGACGGGTTCATCTCGCGGGTATGCGCGGCACTGGGGGTCGATCCTCAGGGCCTCATCTATACGCCCGAAGAACTGGCCGAGAAGCAGCAGCAGGCTCAGCAGGCATCCCTCATCCAGCAGCTGGGTCCAGAGGCCTTGCGCCAGTTCGGAAGTAATGTTACAGGTCGGCAGGTTGCGGACATCAACGCTCAATCCAAAGTGGAGGCAGCGACTGCCAAGGGGGCCTCTGCTCCTGCGGCAGAAGCCTCTCCAACAGCAGCACAGTAAGAAGGACACACAGACATGGCAGACGGAACTGAAGCCCCCTCAGGCATCCCCGCACAGGAAGCCCCTGCATCACCCTCCCCGATGGGCACCGAAGTAGGCGTCCCTACCGAGCGCGTAGTGGCGGAACCCGCTCCGGCCCCTGAGGCAGAGGAAGCAGGCGATACTCCCCCTGAGGGCTATGATACTTGGGAAGCCTATGGCAAGGCGGTCGCCAAGGGCGAGGTTAAGCCTGCGGAGGCAAAGAAGGAGGAAGAGGCGGCTCCTGCTCAGGAGGACCCCGAACTCAAGGCTCAGCTGGAGGCCCTTCCAGAAGCCGTCCGGGAGAAAGCCGCGCCTCTCTTCAAAGAGTTCACCGACACGGGCACCCTGACAGCGGAGTCCAAGAAGGCTGCTGCTGAGACCTTCGGCGTGACCGAGGAGATGGTGGACATCTATCTGGCTGGTGCCCAGTCCACTCAAGAGGCAGCCCTCACCCCGTTCTACGAGGCGGCTGGGGGCAAGGAGGCCTATGCTGAGTTTACCGCGTGGGCCGCTACTGGGCTGACCGCTGAGGAGCAGGCCGAGTTCAACGCGGAACTGGACAAGGGGCCTGAGGAAGCCAAGGCCATGATTACCAAGGCTACGGCCCTCTGGAGACAGCAGGGCGGGGGCAAGCCTCCTCGGGATATTACACGCGATGTCCCCTTGAAGGATGCCGAGACCCTGGACGTTTATGCTTCGCGGGCAGAGATGCAGCGGGACATGAATGATCCCAAGTACGCCAAAGACCCGGCCTTCAGGGCGAAGGTCGAAGCGAAAGTAGGCCGGAGTAACATCTGACCTCAGCCATGTAGGAGGGGCTAATGCCTAGAGGCCCCTTCCTATATCTCACCCGTATCTAGGTAGAGAATGGAGATTGTTCCCCATGAGTAACGCAACCCCCTCACGTCTCGGCCAAGCGAATGGCACGGGCGCGACTGATGCGCTGTTCCTCAAGGTGTTCGCGGGTGAGGTTCTCACCGCGTTCGACCGCGAAGCAGCGTTCAAAGACAAGCATATGGTGCGGACCATCGCACACGGCAAATCTGCGCAGTTCCCCGTTACGGGCCTCGCAGGCGCTTCCTACCACACCCCTGGTACGGAGATCACTGGCGACCTTCTGGGTGCCAATGAGCGCGCGATCGTCATTGATGACATGATTATCTCGCCTGCCTTCATTGCCAACATTGACGAGGCGATGAACCACTACGATGTCCGCTCGATCTACTCCAATGAGATCGGTCAGGCGCTGGCGAAGCTCTATGACCAGAACGTGGCTCGGGCTATCCTCCAGGCTGCTCGTGGCTCGGCTATCATTGATGGTCTCTCGGGCGGTGGTTCTGATACGAACGCGGCGTATGCCACGAACGGTACGACCCTCTACGGCGGTATCTTCAATGCCCTCGTGGTCTTGGATACCAAGGACGTTCCGAACCAGGACCGTTACGTAGGCCTCCGTCCGGTGCAGTACGCGCTGGTGGTCCAGAGCGAGAAGCCGATTGACTTTGACCTCAACCAGGGTGCCAACCCGAACGGCTCCATCGCGCAGGGTACTGTCAAGCTCATCAATGGTGGTCGCATCTTCAAGACCAACAACCTGCCGAGCGCAGACGACACCGCGAATACGAACATCGCCTCGCAGCTGCGTGGTGACTACTCGGGCACCCAGGCGGCTATCTTCCACAAGGGCGCGGCTGGCACGGTCCAGCTCCAGGATGTCACGATGGAGTCCGCGTATGATATTCGTCGCCAGGGTACGCTCATGGTCGGCAAGTATCTCGTGGGCCATGACAAGCTGCGTCCTGAGGCGGCTTACGAACTGAAGAGCGCCTAACCCTTTCCTTCCGTGGTATTGCCCCCTCCACGGATCGAACCTCCTGAGCATGAGGCTACACTGCTCCTTTACCCCATGCTCTCGGAGGTCCCATGTCCTACGTTCTTCCCGCAGACCTCTCTACAGAACTCGCCGCAGTGAATATCTTGCTGGCCGGGATCGGAGAACAGCCTGTAGACTCCCTTGATGTAGTGCAGAGCGCAGATGCCGAGAGTGCGCGGAACACCCTACTGGAACACTCGCGGGCGCTCCAGGTGCGAGGCTGGGACTGGAACAGAGAGGAAGACTTCCCCCTGCCGCCTAATGAAGCAGGCGAGATCGTCCTCCCGGCTAACTGCCTCTATATCGACAAGGCGTACTGGGCGCGGTCCGGGAACACCACGAAGAAGATCAGCGAGCGGGGGAGGCAGCTCTATAACAAGACCGATCGGACCCTCCTATTTGACGAGCCTGTCTATGTGGACATGATTGTCCTGCTGGAGTGGGAAGAACTCCCTGAGTACGCCCGCCAAGCTATCATCTATTCTGCCCTTCACAAATTCCAGATGCGGGAGCTTACGAGTACGGCCATTTCACGAGTGACCGAGGCGGACGTAGCTCAGGCCATGTCTATCCTTGAACAGCGTGAGGATGAGGCCGAGCCTAAGAACGCAGTATCCGGGAACAAGAGCGTGGTCAGTGCCCTGCACGGTCGCGTCCAGCGGAGGCCCTGAGCGTGGCGCGCGTAAGTGAATACTCAGAGGCCCCCTATCAGGGCGCTTCCCAGGCTCCAGCCCCTGTTAGACTCACTACCCAGGCGTCTGTGGTGGAGGACTGCGCGCTGAGCATCCCTATGGGCGTAGAGAAGAGGTCCCCCTTCGAGTTCCTGTGTAAGCTGGCAGGCCACCCAGGACACACTAACGGCTCCTTTGAGCTGGTGGAGAGCAAGGGAGACCCCTATGCCCTGACCCTAACTAAGGAGTCTGGCGTAGTCGTTCCCCGCCTTTACCCTCTGTCTGGACTTCCTCTAGCCTACAGCGCAACAGGACTGGCCTCCGAAAGCATCACGATTGATACGGATGCCCAGACTTACCTCAACGCGGCCTTGTCTCCGTCCCTGGACTTCCCCATCGTCACTGTGGAGGACACCACCTTCATCCTCAACCGGAAGGTTACGACCAAGAAGCAGGAGTCCTCTCCGGGAGTCCCCGCGCTATCCTCCGCCCGTCCTCATGAGGCGCTCCTCTGGCTCCGGCTCGCCGCCTACGCACGAACCTACGTGGTATCCGTCCACTACGGGGCAACTACGCACACAGTCACGCTGAGGACTCCTAACGGCAAGGACTCCACGGATGGCGTGGACGTGGATACGGACGTGATAATCAACGGCCTCTATAGTGGGACCTATCCTACAGGAGGAACGTCCGCAGCCAACGGGGCCTACATCTCTAACCACCTGAGCACCCTCACAGGGGCCGGGTTCACAGTGACACGGCAAGGGAGCGTCATCTACCTCTCTCACCCTTCCCAGGACTTCACTGTGGAGGTGGCGGACGGGCAAGGAGGGACGGCGCTTACGGTCATCAAGGAGAAGGTGCAGGCCTTTGCGGATTTGCCCCGTAAGGCCGTAGACGGCTTCATTGTCAGGATCGGTCAGCAGAGCGGGTCCGAGGAGGATGACTTCTTCGTCAAGTTCTCTGAGACGGCAGGCCCTGGCACGGGGGTCTGGGAGGAGACCTTGGGAGCAGGCTCGGAGCTGGGGCTGGACAAAAAGAAGATGCCCGTAGGCCTCATCAACACTGCCGGAGTGTGGACTCTGGAGATACTGGACTGGCAGGGCCGGAATGTAGGAGATGAGGTCTTAGCTCCAGACCCTGACTTCGTAGGCAGAGTCCTGTCGGACATTACTTTCTGGAAGGGGCGCGTGGCGCTGCTTAGCTCGGAAGGGATTACACTCTCCTCCTCGGACGACCCCTTCAAGCTCTACCCTACAACGCTCTCTACGGTAGTCGCCAACGACCCTGTATCACTCCTCAACCCTTTCGCGCAACAGGCCAAGTTCTCCTACGCCATCCCCTTCGAGCAGAAACTCGTACTATGGGGTAACAGGGCGCAGGCACAGATCACCAGCGAGGGGGTCCTTACACCCGATACGGCAGAGATAGACGAGTTCTCCACGTTCGAGTATAGCCCCAGCAGCCGTCCTCAAGGCTCCAATAACAGGCTCTACTTCCTAAGCCCCCGAGGGGCCAACTACTCTTCGGCCTTTGAAGTGGACATCACACCGAGCACCTCACGGGTGGAGGGGGACGACCTTTCCGTCCAGGTGCCCCGCTACGTGCCTGCCAATATCGACCGTATTGCGAACTGCCCCGTCAACTACCAGATTGTCTACGGCGTGTCGGGGGCCAGTGCCATCTATCCGCATCTCTTCCGGTATGCCGATAAGCAGCGCGTACAGAACGCATGGTCTAAGTGGAACCTCCCTTCAGGGTTCTCCTATGGGGGAGGCTTCTTCATCAATACCTATCTCTACGCGCTCCTCTGTAAAGGAGGGGAGGCGTTTCTGGTGAGGGCTGACCTAAGCCCAGGCACCTTGGATAGTGACCCCGCATCCCGCATCCTGACCCGCCTCGACATGCGGCTGACTGAGGACCAGGTGCAGCGTACCTACGACTCAGGCACTGACACTACAACCCTTGTCCTACCGTACCCTTGCACTGACCTGGAAGAGGTATCTGTAGGTGCTCCTGGAGGGGTGGGTGGCCCCGCCCTCTCGGAAGGCGTTCTACTGGCTGCCCCCGAAGGGACTGAAGTGGAAGTGCTCTCGACATCGGGCTATGACGTTGAGTGTCTAGGAGACTGGACCCAAGCCCCCCTCTTCATAGGAACCCCCTTCCAGAAGCTGGTGGAACTGACCAAGCTCTACGCCCGAGATGCTCAGGGCGCACCCCTCAGTTCTGGACGCCTCAGCCTGCGAGTCCTCACCCTGGACCTGGACGAGACGGCCTACCTCAAGGTGCGTGTCACGGTAGGGGCCAGGACGCCCAAGGAGTATGTCTTCGAGGGTGCTTTGGCCGATGACCCTCAGTCTATCTATGGTCAGGTCTCCCTCTACTCCGGCCCTTGGAGGGTGCCTCTGAAGGGCACTAACGAGGCTACCAAGATCGAGATCATCAATGACAGTCCCTTCCCTAGTCGCATCCTCGGATATTCCTGGGAAGGAGAACTCAATCTTAAAGCTACGCGGGGTGCTAAGTGATCGCGGACCTTCAAGCGCGCCCCCTTACTATCGAAGGCATAATGGACCTGGCCCCCGTTATCCGCGAGGAGGACCTGCTGGACCTCAAGTGCCAGAACTCCTCTGCTTTCGAGTGTCTCATGCTGGGCCTTGAAGGCCACGCCTGGGGGATATATGAGGGGGACCTTATCGTGGGTGCGGGCGGGTTCACGGCGCACGGCTTTGTGTGGTCTCTCTGGCGAGATATGACTGAGGAGCAGAAGCGGGGAGTCATGCAGAAGGCTGTAGGGTGGGCGAGGATAATGCGCCTGCTCGCGGGCAAGGCTCTCTTGCAGAACGTATACCTCAAAGGGAACCATAAAACAGAGAGGTTCCTCAAGGCCACCCGATGCGTTACTATTGACGAAGGCACTGAGCTGGTCTATCAAGGCCGCACCTTCATCCCCTTCTTCCTAAAGCCCTACGAGGAGCTGCCTAATGTGTGATCCCGTTACTATAGGACTGACCACGGCAGCCCTCTCCATCGCCTCTACGGTGACGGGGTACATCGGGCAGAACCAGGCTTACGAAGCCAACCGGCAAGCGTCTAACCTCAACTACGCGCGAGAGATGGAGGCCGTGGGACGGCAGCAGGTACAGCTGGACAAGAAAGCCTCCGAGAACGCCTTTGATACGGCCATTGCTACGGTACGCGCCCAGGGGGACATCTCTGCCTCGGCCTCTGACAGGGGCCTCTCCACGCAGTCCATCGCTCAGCAGCTCAACGCCACTATGTTCGGTATAGGTCGTCAAGCAACCGCAGAGGACATCAACGACCAGAGCGTCCGCGATAACCTGGCTGCGTCCAAGACGGATGCGGACCTGAGAAGACAGTCTCAGATTAACTCCGTGCAAAAGGGCAGCGCGCTCAGCCTCGCTATAGGGATCGGCCAAGGCGCTCTCTCAGGGGTCAATGCAAAGAACAGCGCGAAGAAGGCAGGCAGCTAATGGCGACCGGAACGGACCCCCTCCGCAGGGAACAGATAGGCGTCATCGCTCAGGAGCCAGGTGCGAGGATACAGGCTCCTACCACCAACGCGGCCCTTCAGCTCGCAGAGTCTCTCAGGGGGGCTACTCCAGAGGCCTCCCGGCTCATGCAAGGGATCGCAGCAGACAGGGCTGAGAAGGCCCGAGCACAGGCAGCCAAGGATGCCCTTGAGAACAGTGGTGCGCAGCTCGCGGATGCCGTGCGAGAGGGCAAGCTACGGCCTACGCAGAACCCGTGGTACGTCCAGGCCTACAATACAGAGTCCGCCGCGATACGCGCCCAGAAGGACCTCAGCGCGCTCCAGACAGAGGCTCTGACCTGGGATACCCGCGACGACCCGGCAGCCTTCGATAAGCAGTGGCGGGAGAGGCTGGCGGAGGTCTCTCAGGGGTACGAGGGCAAGGACACCTATGCGGGGTTCCAGCCGGTTGCTAACCAGTTCACTCAGCAGGTGCTCGCTACCAACCAAGCCCAGAACGCCCAGCGTATCGAGATGGAGCGGAAGCAGAATGTAGGGGCGCTCTCTACGGACGCTCTTCTGACTACTCTTCGGGCCAAGGGCGGGACGATCACCCCTAACGAGGCCTTTACCACCCTCCTCCCTGCGCGTCAGCAGTGGTTCGCTACCGGAGGTAACGAGGAACAGTGGAACCAGATGGTGGTGGATGCCGTCACCGCTGCTGCGTACTCCGCGCAGGACCCCCATCTCCTCGATCTTCTCAAGGCTCCTGAGCTTAGGTTCGGCCCCACGAGCGAGGCAGGGTCTTCCCTTATCGGGTCTGGGGCTAAGGAGACTCCCAGCCAGCCCTATGCTCCCCCGTCTGTCACGCAGGAACCCGGAACGGATGTCCTCAAGATCGACCTTCCCAAGGTATCCGGCTTCAGCTTCAAGCCTGTAGATGCCGCCCCAGGCTCCCGTTTCGGCACCCGCTCCGCTCCCACCCCTACAGCCTCCACCTACCACAAAGGCGTAGACTTCCCCGTCCCCGCAGGAACACCTGTCAAGGCCCCCGCTCCTGGGCGGGTCATCTTCGTAGGCAAGGCTGAGAAGGGCGGCGGCAATGTGGTTCGCGTGGATCACGGGAACGGCGTGGTCTCAGCCTATGCCCATCTGGGCAGCTTCAAAGTCAAGGAGGGGGAGGTCATCAATGCGGGGCAGATACTCGCTGCGAGTGGCTCCTCAGGGGACTCTACGGGGCCTCATCTTCACTGGGCCGTCAAGGTCAATGGCAAGGCGGTCAATCCTCTGACCTTCTCGGGCGAACTCGGAGGGACAGTCGAAGGGCCAGCCTCAGGTCTGGGCACCGGGATGGAGAAGCTCTCCGGGTTCCCTGGGCAGGACCAGCCATTCACGGTAGGACAGGAACCTCCTGCAAATCATATCGCCTCAGGCCCCTCAATCTACAACATGCCGGGGGTTGCGGACAAGGTGGAGTCTGACAGGTATCGTATCTCTCAGGCCGCAGAAGACGCTCCCCTCCGGCAACTCCGCGTCCTCACCAACCAGCGCAGGGCCAAGGCGGCAGAAGCCCTTGACGGCCTCTACGAGACCTACGGCACGGACCTCCTCACAGGAAACTACGACCGGGATACCCTCATTCGGGAACTCAACGGCAAGGGGTACTCCGCGCCAGTCATCGCTATGGTCTTCAACGATCTTCGCTCGCAAGTGACAGACTCTGCGGGGGTCCAAGAGGCTAGGATTGCTGCAAGGAGCGGCTCCTCACAGACTGCCCTCCAGGTCCTCAATCTGGGCCTCAAGGGAGTCAAGGACGGGTACTCCGAGGCTTATGAGCAAGAGGTGGCGGATGCGGTCCTATCGGGACTGATAACGCCTGCGCAGGGGTCCTCCTATGTGGAAGGCGCTTTAGGACGCACTCGCCAGCAGGCCTCAGAGGCTAAGGCTGACAGGGCCGAGGCAAGGGCGGATGCCCGGATGAACGCGAAGGGAGCGGTCGATACCGCCGCAGAACTCCTTCAGGAAGCCTCCAACCTCACCGCCCTCATCGCTGAGAAGGCTAGGCTACACCCTGTCCTGAGTAAGGATCGGAGGTTCCAGAACGCGGACTGGCAGAAGTCTCAGACACAGCAGATCGCCAATCGTATGCGCGCGTGGCTGGCCCAGCACCCAGGGGACTATGACGGGGCGCTGGCCGTAGGACGCAACGCTACGGCAGAACTCATCCAGGGCTATGTGTCAAAGGCCCCAAAAAGTGCTGGACAAGGAGGCCCCTCTGCGGCAAACTCCTCCTCAAGCAATCCACGGGGATAACTCTTCATGACCGATCTTCTCTCGCAAACCCTCTCTCAAGTAGACGAGGATATTGCCAAAGCATCCCAAGAGCGCACTAAGCGAACCCAAGCGGCAGGCCCCGCTCCCCAAAAGCCTGCGACGGGTTCCTCTGCCAGTGCGCCCCAGGGAGGTGCCCCCCGGAAGTCCGCTGCCGCGCCCCCCTCAGGCAAGCGTGACACGGGGGGCATTTCGGGAGCCTTGACCAGGATCATTACAGGGGCCTCTGAAGGTGCCATCAATACGCTGGGCGCTCCTGTTGACTTCGTGAACTGGGGGCTGGGCAAGCTGACTGGAGGTGCCCTCCATTCGGATGCGCCTGTGGGAGGCTCAGAGAGCATCAGGAGCGTCTTCTCCAAGGCCACTGGGTACAAGTCCCAGGAAGAGGTTAATCGCGCTACAGGAGGCTCCTCGGGGCATATAGAGGACATTGCCACTAAGACCGCCAACTTCCTCGGAGGCTCAGTGGTTCCCGTAGCGGGTTTATATGGATCGGGCGCTAAGCTCATCCGAGCGGGCGGGCCGGGGGCCTTATCCACCACCTCCGCCGCGAAGCGCGTTCTGCAAACTATGGCTCTTGAGACAGCGAAGCATCCAGGGGTGGCTGTTGCCAGTGAAGCGGGCGCAGCCCTAGGCGCAGCTACAGCAGGGGAAGCCGTTGAGACATACGCCCCTGACAGCCCTTATCTGGAAGCCGGAGCAGAAATCCTCGGAGGTATCGCAGGCGGGTTCGGGGGGGCTGCCTCCACTCTTCGCAGGGCCTCGGCTGTGGGCGCTGACAGCACAGGGAAGCGTATCCTAGGGTGGTCCGATGAGGCTGGTAAGGAAGTGCCTATCTATGCGGAGGATGCGGGCAAGAGTGTAAACTCTTCAGAGGCTGACCTTGTGACGCCTCCTAAGGATGCTCCAGACGCCGCCCTAGAGCTGAAGGCCTTTGATCCTGCGGACCCCGCTCAGGAAATCCCTGTAGGCACCATCGGCAAGAAGGAACTGGAGGACTTGCAGGCTGAGGTAGAGGCCTTCCGCGCACGAGTGGACGCAGGGGATACCCGTGCCCCAGACATCACCTGGGAGAAGGCTCGCGTGGATGCTGAGAAGGTCGGAGAGTTCCGCCTCGGCAACCTAGGCAATGCAGATGATACTGCCAACCTCCTCGGGGCGCTCTCTCGCCAGCTACCCTCTAAGGGCGTCCGTTCCGATGCGGAGCTTATGGTCTCAGCCAGGGAAGCCGCCAAGGACATCGGAGAGGACCCAGAGGCAATGCTTGCACTGGGGCGGCAAGTGGCAGGCAAGCTCGGGGATGCAGACTCCGCTATGGCAACTCTTCGGACTGTCTGGAGCAGGGCCTCTTCGGAGATCAACCAGCTGTACCTCGCCAAGGTGAACTGGCAGGAGGCAGACGCTGACCTGGTGGCCCACGCGGGCGAAGCTATCAGGAACCTCTCCCAGCTATCCCAGATGGTGCAGCAGGCTAAGGTGGGCCTGGGACGGGGCCTGAGGGTCCTTCAGCTTCCCGATGCAGAGACGTACATCCAGGACTTGCAGAAGGCGGCCAAGGGGGCTGTAGATGACGTGGAGCCTGTACCGCCCCGTGAGATGCCTCCCCTCCCGCGCACCCGTGAAGAGATGAAGGACTGGTTCGATCTTTGGAGCCTGACCGATGGGGACCCCACCAAGCAGTCGGCCTTCCTCCAGGGCCTCCTCACCGTCCCTACGCCAGGGAAGTACATGCGGCAGTCCGTAGCCAACTTCTTCACGGCTTCCATCCTTTCGGCCCCCCGGACGGTCCTCCTCAACGTCATCGGCCCCAGTTCCATATCGGTAATCCGTAACGCAGAACGCTTTACAGGGGCTGCCGTGCAGAGCCTCAACCCCCTCCTCTCCGCTGAAGAGCGGGCAGCTATGCGGGCCACTGCCAGGTTCACCGCGAAGGCTTACGTCCAGACATTCGGGGACATCCAGAACACCTTCAAGATGGCTCTTCGCTCGGCGGACGTGAACCACACCATCATAGGTGGGCACGGCCAGACGCTCGATGCGCAGACAACTTTCGGCCCCTTCACGGAGAACATGCTCAGGGCTGCTGGCACCCAGCCGTCTGTAGGGTACACCCTCGGCAACGCCATCAACTTCTGGCCCAAGGCCTTCGCCCGCCTCAACAATGGTCTGGACGAGTTCGCCAAGCGGATGGCCTATCAGGGCGAAGTCCGCATCAATGCTATGGTGGCAGGCGCTCAAAGGGGTCTCAAGGGGGACGCCCTCCAGGCCTACGTGGATGATGCCCTGAAGAGCAGCTATGACGAGGTGGGTCGTGCTACGGATGCCAATCTCCTGAGGTCTGCCGAGCGTACCACTCTCACCTCTACCGTAGGGGCACCCGATAGCAACATTCGGAAGTTCTCCTCCTGGCTCCAGCAGCTCAGGTCCGACATCCCGGAGACACGCTTCATCGTCCCCGTCTTCAATGTCCCTGCGAACGCCCTAGGGGAGACCCTGAGGAGGCTGCCTATTGCCCGCATCCCCGGCCTTAATCGCCTGATGTTTGAGGAAGCCGCAGCAGAGCTGGCGGGTGAGCGTGGGCCTGTTGCACAGGCAGAGGCGCATGGGCGCTTCCTGCTAGGGGCCTCCTTTCTGACTGCCGGGTTCATGCTTAACAAGCAGGGTCTCCTCACGGGGGCTGGTCCTCAGGACCCGACTGACAGGAAGGTCTGGCTCCAGACGCACCAACCCTACTCTATCAAGGTAGGCGGGGACTGGGTGCGCTATGACAAGTTCGATATTGCTGGCGCGCTCCTCTCGATCCCTGCCACCATCTCCGACAGCACCACCTATAACCCGGATGACAAGCAGGTGGAGGATGCTGTATGGGCTGGCGTAGGGGCACTCGCTCAGTGGTTCAAGGACAGGGCGGCTCTCAGGAACGCCACTGACATCCTCAACGCTGGCAGTGATCCTACCAAGGATACCGGCAACCTCGCGGCTCGTTTCGCAGGCAATATTGCCGGAGGGTTCTTCCCGGCTGCCTTGAGGACAACCCTTACGGACACCACGGCTCAGGCCCAAGCAATGAAGCGTAGCTGGTTTGATTATGTCAAGAGCACAATCCCTGGAGCCGCCAATACACTGGAGCCGGTCAGGAATGTCCTCGGTGAGCCTGTGATGAAGGCTAACAATACGCTCGGGGAGGCAATCGTCCCTGTGTCCCTCGTGAAGGCGATAGGCTATGATGAAGACCCTGTTCTGGATGAGCTTGACAGGCTCTACGAGCACACGGGCTACGGAGCAGGGGCCGACAGCAGGGCCTTGGGCTACGGCTTCTTCGCTCCTCAGGACGTAGAGCTGGAAGACGGCAAGAGCATGTACTACCACTTCATGCAGGGACGCCAGGTCCAGGAGGTTGATGGACAGACTCTGCGGCAGGCCCTGACCGAGCTGTTCAATTCCCAGGAATACAATGAGGCGGTCGATGGGGACAGCCAGAGCAAGATGACCTCTCGCGGGGACGGCAGCCGAGGCTACATGGTCCGGGAGGTCTTCACGAAGTTCAATGAGGCCATCAAGGCGGACATGGCTGCGGCCAGTCCCAAAGCCCGAGCCTACTTGACGGCAGCCGCTGCAAAGCGCAAGGACGATGCCTACCTCAGAGATGTCTCAGTGGAGGACCTGGTGCAGAACCCCCGCCTGTATGACATCAAAGGGGTCTATCGGCAGGGCTTCGAGGACAGCCTCTTGGAGGGATCGACTGGGGCGCTTGTGGAAGCTTTGCAATGATTACCACTGCTATCCACTATATAAGGGCACCGTATATCCGGTACCTTGCCACTCCTATCCAGTAATAAGAGACACCCCATTTCAGTGCAGGCCTGTTAGCGCGCCTGCCCAGAGATACCTTATAAGAGACCCTATAAGACCAGCCCCCTCCTCCCCAGAACCCTAAACCCGAGAGCACCTAATAAGGCACCTTATAAGATACCCTATAAGGGGAGGGTTTAAGGGAACCTAACGGTTCGTGTGAGACCCCTATATGCCTTTAGAGATTGTTTGGTGGAGGAGGTTGACAGTATAAGGGGACTCTTATAAGGTCCCTTATAGGACAGCCCAAGCATCACCG